GTGTACCACTTGTGATATGCATTTTGGATTCCTGTTAAGCCATCAACAATCAACGTCTGGTCTGGCTCTAGTTTACGTCCCTCTTTATCAATCCAGATATGAAGGATGTCCTTCAAGTCTGTCGGCAAGTACGGAGACTTTAACGTCTTGCAGAAATCAGGTGAGTAGAAAGGAATCTCGTGCACATCCGAACGTCCGGCGTGTGCACCTAACCCACGGTCAAGGTTAAGCACTAACGGATTCGGAAATGTCAGAGCTGCCCATGTCTTTCCTGTCCCCGGGAATCCCTGTATGCCCGCTCGGATCTGTGGCATATCTTTCACTGTCGATAGGTTGTTGCTGTTTGGTGGGAGGTACATATGTTTGTTGGTCTGTTTCTGCGAACTTTAAATATGCTGCTACATCAACGTAGTTATCAGCATGATACACTCGTGCAGCCCGTTGTATCTTAAATTGTGCCATCATTAATTCTACCAGATGTGCTGGTAGCGGATAGTCTAAGGTGATACCATAATGTTGTTGGATAATTCCTGTCCAACAAAGGCCTATGTTATCATGTGAATGTTTAGGCGGCCCATATACTTTGCCGCGCTCTTTGATTGTGTCGTCAACTATGGTACTATTTGCGGTTGAGGGGATCATAGAATCTTTGTTTGAAGTCACGTTTAAGGATTAGGTCGGAGATCTTATTGTCGGATACAGAGCAAGCATTGTAGAACGCACACTTGCCGAACTTCTGTTCACAGGCTCCGTTAACTATACCAGTCTTCGGGAAGTTATCTTTCCAGATGTAGCCGGACAGTTCGACAATCTTACCGTGTAACGCTTCCTCGAACTGTACCATATCTTTGTACTGGAAGACTTCAGAACGAATGACCTTGTTGTCTATTGATTTAGGCTTAAGAAATACACCGTCGATGAAACAGCCAACAGGGTTATTACCAATACTACCAAGCATACTATCAGGGTGCTGTCTACCCATAACAGTAAGAGCGAGACGATAGAAGCGTAACTGAGGAGACATCCGATAAGAATCAAGATAGCGAGCAGGGTCATAATTAGACGTAGTTTTCCAGTCGCCAATGGCGAACATCCCATTTTTAAATTTGCCGATCTTATCGATCGTACCGCACAACGAGACTTCGATGATGTCATCTTCGTAATACGGAACAGAGAACGTAACTTCAACAGCTGGTTTGCCGGATGGGAGAGTTAGTAGTTCAAACTGTTCGTCGGGTTGCATCACATAGTTGTGCCAGATATCAAAACAAGTGTTGAGCAGATGCTTGTCATCTGACATATGTGGCGACTTCCTATCATCATACTTAGGGACATTGAACTCGAGCAATGCTGCTTCACGGGCTGCGACTAAGTCCTGTGTCCTGTACATCGTGTCAATGAACTTATGAACAGCTTGTCCATACACAATCTTACAGGATGATGTACCTTCGTAATGACCTTCGATGATTGTACGCTTCCATGATAAGGGACACATGGAATACTTCAATGAAGATGCGTTAATATAAACTTGTTTTTTCATTTCTTTTTCTTTTTCTTTTTCATGAACGATAGATCAACATCAATTCCTAGTGCGGCCAGCTTAGCTATCTTAGCTTGACGTTCTAGGTTGACAGGAGCTACCGCTGTTGGTGATTTGGGACGCGGTGCAAGTTCAGGACGTGTGACAGTTAAGTATTGTTGGAAGTGCGCCAAGAGAGTAGCATCATCCATCGAGAGTAATTTAACTGAATCACACTCCAGTAAGTCAGAGAGTGTCATGATGTCTTGATGATCTTGATTTCGTGTGCATCAACAGATGACATGACGCCGGATAGTCCCTTCAGCGAAGTCTTCAAATCGACTAGCTGTTCTGAAGTGAGACATAGACCAGTGAGATGGAGAGGCTTATCACCTGCGATACCATCTTCCAGATAGTCATCTACACGTTGCTTCCAGAGCGGGACAGTAGACTTGGACTCGACAGGGACAGATACAAATGTACCTAGACCTGACTCACGGAACTCAGGGCGGTAAGAGATACGAATACCTAATCCACGCTCACGAGTAACCGCTACCATCTCGTTCCACTTGGCATATGTTTTGTTGGCATCATCTAAGTTATCCAGAAGATAACGAAGGGCTTGGTTGATGCGTAGGTAAAGGGTCTCTTTGGAATGTTGAGGGAACTGGTCATACCGAAAGATGCGATCCTTCCTGTCGGAGAGCATGGAATCAATCTGAACCTTCAGACCGAGAGCATACACTTCCTTGTAGTAGGGTGCATTAGAACGACGTGACCAGCCCACAGGACGATTGCGAACAACCATGTCCACAACAGCCTTGGAGACTTGAGGATTCTTAAAGAAATCCTTGATTGAATTTGTTGCTGTTTCTTCGGGTGTCATAAAAATATACTCGTGGGAGTTATCATGATGGGATTATCGTGGGCATGATATACTCTCACGGTAGAAGGTATAGTCCACTATCTCCTATGTTACTGTCAACTGGGAGATTAAGTCACCTCTTGTTTAGACTCCGAGAGATTGCAGAGTATACCAGACTAGCTACTGTAGCGGTCGTTTCGTTGGAAACCAACGGCGTCTCCGTATTCACTATCCGGCTTTCTCGCTGGTGTAAATCCTGATGATCCAGCGGAAATCACAAGTTACATATAGCAAGAATCGTGCCAACTTTGTTATTTATGTAGTGTTATATTAACTCAAGTATAACTCAACCTACCTAACACTGACCATCGCTTAATGTATTGTTGAATCGAACGAACGTTCAATGAAACATCTACGTCGTAGATAGTCTTGCCCGCTTCATTCAGCGCGCCTAACCATTCCTTACCGCCCTTGATAGATGCAGCTATTGAACTGATGTCTGCCCGTCTTTCAGACAGAGGCTTGATGTGTAACTCGAAGGTTGAGATGCGGGCATATAAGTCTTCACGAAACTTCTCTGCCTTTACCATAGCCTTGATGTCACGATGAGTAGCGCACACAAACTTACACGCAATCTCTTCTTCGGAATTACTTCCTACCTTACGGATCACACGATCCTGCAATGCACGGAGTAGCTTGGCTTGCACTCCGATTGGCAACTCTCCGATTTCATCTAAGAATAGTACACCATCTTTGGCGGCAGATAACAACCCTTGTTTCTGACTATCTGCACCAGTGAATGCACCACGCACATGACCGAACAATTCGGACTCCATGAGATGCTCCGGTAATCCTGCACAGTTAATGGCAATGAACGGAGCTTGACGATCACCTATCATCGCACGTGCTACGATCTCCTTGCCGGTGCCAGTTTGTCCTGTGATCAATACTTCGTCAGAACACTTGGCTAACTTCTTGATCTCTTCTTTCATGGCGATGCAATCAGCATCCCACGTGATGAACTTCTTGAGCCACAGTTCTGTGCCTTCAAGTGCGTCCATTAGTTTGCCATCTTCTACTTTATATTTCAGGTCGTGATGTTGGATCAATTGAATGACAACATCACCTAGACCATTGGCTAATAACTCACGCAACTTATCTTCAGAAGGTGGAGCGGGCTTCTCTACGCGTGGCTTTGGTGTTAAGACTCCTAGTGGTATTGCCATATGTTATTTCTTTTTAAATATCCGACGATTCCATTCAGCCCAGATTGACTTGGCTTTCTTTCCTTCGTAAGTAAGAGAATGATTAGCGGTTAGTTGCAGACGCAACACTGGCCGCCAAACATCTTTGATGTCACATTCGATGGCATATGACTCTAAGGTTTGTGTAGAGCCAAAGCGGAATTCTTTGGGGTTGTAGACGCCACCATGCACAGAATGTTTGTGTGCTTTGGTTGAGCGTTGACCGTGCTGGTTGATGTAACAGAACGAGGCATACTGTACCTTGTTCAAGTCAACTACTATGCGATTGTTTTTGGTCATAATATTTATCCTCTTCGTATCTATCTATCTCACGTTCTTCTTTCTGTTCCGCTGCGTACCTATCAGCGTCAATTGATCCTGTCCCATTGCAGCGTTGACAGTCAGCTATCTCCGAGATCTCACCACATGACGAACAAGTTTTAGTTTTGTCATCGATGAATGCTTCACCACAGCAAGCTGTCATTCCTTCTGAACTCTTGCCGCTACCTTCACAGTCAGGGCAGTCCATTAGGTTCTCCTCTGGCGGCATCCTGTTCTCATACTCACGTTGTGCTTTAGCGAATCCGTTATCTTTCATTGGTCTCCTTCCCTAAACCCTACGTAGATAGGACTCCTAGGTAAATCCTTCTCACCGTGTGGTTTGTATTTGATGGTTATTTGTTTGCCTAAATACTTGGCTTGGTTAGTCCAGATGTGTTTGCGTAATGTGTCAGTCAGACCTATGCCTGTACCTACCGAGAACTCTCTACCTTTACTATCACGAACTAGAAACGCACCTAGCGTATTCTTGCCGAACAGATTTGACTGATGACTGGTACGCTTCATCAACCCAACAGCGTTCCATTTATCTTCGTTACAATTCTCCATCTGTTCTACGAACCCTGTGATCGTTACTTCCATGCGTAAGTAACGACATAGCTTAATCAAGTACTGCTCTTTAAGCGTGGAGCGGCCTTGCTTGTAAGGAGAGTCGGGTGTACGAAAGCACAGACCTTCATCACCTCTATCTTCGCCATCACGAAAGACAGCGAACAGATCATCCGCACAATGTATAACGGCGGGACGTTCCACTACTATATCCCTAGGCCACGTGCTAGCATCATCGTTGGAACACATGCCGAAGTACCAGTCGTGTAGATAAGCCTGTCGCCTATCGTAACCGCCATCACGAATAGAATCTAGAATGTGGAACTCAATCTTGTCACTGAGAGGATGGGTCTCACGCATTACTATGGACTGGATTTGATCATAAGAGAGTGTACCATTCCACAACTCCATGTCAAACCCAGAAGGAAGAATTAGGCTACGCTCGCGAATAGACAGGTTCGGTATTGGTTTCAGAGTACGGGATAGTAAGTTATCCTTACCACCCATCTTTAACCGTTCGGCGCGGATTCCGTCTTTCTTGATTGTAGCCCAAACTGGATAGTGCAGCTTGTGTAAAGCTGCCAATATGTTATCGTCGGTGTGCGGTACTATTGGCTTCAACAACGGAGCAGCCAACATCGGACGTTTGAATGTGGTCATTGGTTATCATCTTCCTCATCATCGTTTAACGAATCGTAATCTGTTGGTGTGCCATTTCCAATCTCGGCAACATCAATATGCTTCTCCGGATCAACACCACCGATAACTACGTCAGCCCACTTCTCACGTGTACGGACTACCTTACTGAGGCACCTAAGTTTCTGTGAGACAATACGTGCAACGGAGTCTTCGATTGTGTTGCGGTAGAACACCATTGTCTGTGGACTATCTGACAATGAAGTTAACCGAGGTGTCCTGCCCAGACCTTGTACCAACTCGATCGCAGAATAAGTAGGAGCGACAAAGTTAACACGTTGGCGGACAGGCACAGCAGCGATATCCTCAACAACAGCATACCCGTTCTTCTGTCGTCTTGCTTTGACTTTAGAGAGTTCGTCAGTGTGATGTAGAGATAGCCCAACGCCACCTGCACGAAAAGTGTATATGCAATACAGACTACGACCGGATTGAAACTTATCAATTTCACGTTGTCTTTCCTCCTTGGATTGTGAACCAAGTTTCATATGTTCAGGCAAGTCTTGAAGCTCACGATCTTCGACTTCATCTAGGTCTAGATCCTCTAGCAACTCATCGACTTCGATACCAGCTAATTTCAACTGGTCTACTTTCTCCTGAATATTCTTCTTGGCTTTTTGTTTCTTTGTTAGTTGTGTTTGACCACCACCCCAGACTAATGAGATCTGTTCGCGTGGTACTTTGTATTCGTCTACTAGAACTTTGACAATACCGATGATGCTACCTTTGAAGTTAAGGGCGGCAACTGCTGCTTGACCAGCTTGTACGGATTCATACATAGCTTGTGCTAGATACTTGTGGCGGCAATACTCAGCTGCCATACGGAACTTGAGGAACTGTACCAGTACAGCCATAGCTCCGCCACCACCAACTTCACCAGTTGCCGCTTCGATCTTAGCCTTCTCTTTCAGGTAACGTTCGTATGCCTGTTCATAATATGTACGCTCTTCGGCTGTCTGGAATGAGATCATTTGAATCCTGTTAATCGCATCGAACTGAGGACGTACACCTTTGACACGTACGATATAGAGATCCAAGTCTTTGACTAAGCGTTCAACTGCCGCTTCGTTATACTCCGCTGGATCACCTTGAGCTATGGCAGATGAATACGTAGGCCATGTGTTAAGCGTAAGCTTGCCATCTACACCTAACTGTTCTTTGATTCCTTTGGCGGTGCTTACTGCGAAACACTTCGCTTCACATACACGAGTGAACGGGGTAGCTGAGATGAACACTTGTATGACATCCAAGTCGTTCAACGCTGCAGCTATCTGGTGTTGTGAACTACCTTCATTCTTGAGAGCTTGACATTCGTCCCATAGGATGACTACGGGATTGAGCATCTTGCGCCACTTCCAAACAGTCTTCTCTTCACCATTGATTATGACTTGTTCATCGTTAACCCATGAAGCGCCAGCTCTACTGCGCAACTGCTCAATGTTGATGATCTCGACTCCGTCTTTAATTCCGAGATCGAATAAGTTTTGAAAAACACGCTTTGTCTGTTCGACAATTGTTGCTCTGGTGACGTAAAGGTAATTGACAGTCCCGAAGGTTTTTCCTTCGTGATAGTTAGCGTCGACCAACCGCCTAACAAGAGCAGCTGTCGTGAAAGTCTTGCCAGTTCCTGTTCCAGCAAGGAGCAACTGACCTTTGCGTCCGGCAATGATACCGTCCCACAACTCTTTGACAGCTTTCTTTTGGAACCAGAAGAGGAAAGCTTTCTCTTTGGCAGATGGGTGAAGTCCATAATCATTGTTGTTATTAAATCCTGATTCATCTGGTTGATGTTCTTTGGTTACTAGTTCGGTTATGATCTCTTTGGGAACAACGACAACTGGTGGGTTATCGAAGTCACGGATTAGTTTGTCGGTAAAGGTTTTGATTTCTAGGAAAGAGATCTCACCCTTTAATTCTGTCGGGATAAATCCGTTGACATCTTCCCAACGTTTTATCTTGCCGAAAGAGAAAGCTGACTTGATAGAATTACAGAGACGCTGTAAGTTATCACGTTGCTTTTTCTTTAGGAGTTGTTCTGGTGTTAGTTTCATACAGCATGAGTGTGACGAACGGCTGTATGGCGTGACAAGCCGCCTGGGTTAGTTGCTAGTGGATGTGTAGCATTGCGCATACGACTGACTATGTCACGCATACGATTTCTGTGTTTGATATAGTCTAGTTGTCCGATGGTATAGAAGTATACAATCTTACCGTCGATTTCACGAATTTCTGGTGCTAAGTTTATCATAAGTCTTTTTCTGTTTGTGCTAGTTTGGTTACGCCGATTAATTCCCACCGCAGTTTATCACCACGAGATAGCCAACGATTGGCTAACAGTCTGGATGCATCTTCCGACACACACGCATACCGCATAATGGAACGTGAGATGATTGAAATATTCTTCTCACGGATCCACCGATCCACACGCTCACGCTCAGAGCGGGCTTTGGCTTGACGCCATGTTTCTACTGAGACACACCAATCTGCATATCGCCACAGTAGGATGTTGGTGTTATCATTATCTACAGAGGGAAATTGTACATGGTAAACTCCTTGTCCTTGTTGCAAATGGACTAGTAGTTCTGCCAAGTCTTTGTCGATGGCTACGAAGCTATTGTCCCGTAACACATAGGTTACGAACTTGTTGACTGATAGTGTTATTAGTTTCATTTTGTTTCTTTCTGCATGGCGGCGGTTATGGCGGAGCGGTTTAGTAATCCGCAGCCAGCTTCTTCATCCCAATACCAATACCATTTCATATATCTCAGACCATTCGTGCCGTTTGTGTTAACAAGCTTAAGCAACCAATCCAGCATGACTTTATCCTTCATCAACTCCTGATTC